TCGGTATCGCTTACAAAGCTACCTGGGATGAGTTCTAATTCGATCTCGTCCTTTTCCGTTAATGCTTTTTGCAGAACTTCTGCACCGCCTTTGACGAACTTCGCCAACGCATCTATGTTTTTAATCATGGTTATTCAGGATTTTCAATGTCAGAAATTTGTGCAATGATACCGGCCTTCGATAACGAAAGATCAATATCTTCATACCCTTTTGCTTTACAGTATTCACCTAATTCAACCTTACTCATCTGCGATAAAGGCTTTTCGGTTTTCGGTTTCGCTTCGGCCAATTCGTAAAACAGGCCTGTAGCCGTGGAGGTACGGCGGTTGTAGTGTGCCGCCTGGGCTTCAGTGATAGTCACTTTTCCTCTTTCAGTAAGTTTCTTTTCGACCGGAATAGGCCATCCGTTTTCATCCAAAAGGAATTTTCCTTTATCCTTTTTGAATGTGCATTTGTACTCGAAATGTAATTTGTCCATGATTTTTATAGATTAAGTTTGAGGGCCAACCGTTCCGGGGTCAGCTACTGTCTTTATATACGTTTCAAATTCCGCATTCAACTGCTCGACCGTCTTAGTCAAAATGTCTGAATGTGAGAGCATTTTAAACCATTCATTAAAGTAGATTTTGCGCTTAAGGTCTACCGGGGCCGGAGCCAATGCCTTCAATTGCTCATCCGACAAGTGAACGAAAGGTTCTAACTGCATCCCTTTCTGAGCTACTGTCAGGCTCTCAATGTCGCTGGAAAATTCCGACTGATAGAACTGCATTAGTAAATAATTCAGGCTGCATTTTGGTGCGCCGGATTGCCTTGCTTTGCTGTACTTTTCCCAAATAACATCCGGTGATTCGACAAGGAACCTGCGACCATAAGAAATAGATGCACCTTCATACGTCCCGAAAAGAAACACGCCGTAAAGGTTGGTAATCTTTCTTTCAATATCTTCAAAAGCATCTGCAAAACCGTTTAACCTGTCATTGACCGGTTGAACGTCTAAAAATGCAGCCGTAGCCGTTTCGTTGGCCTTATCTTTGACCATCTTCGACCCCCACATAGTCAACTCCATTAGGTCGCGAATATCATTCTGCTCTACTCTTAACTCCTGCCATGATTCAATCGGCGGCGTGACATATCCAGCCACGTCCGGCGTTATTACCGGGTCGTTGGCATCCGCAGGCGTCTTGACTTGAATAACATCTGTAATGTCTTTCCTCAGATTTACCCCGGCACCACCGCACGCCGTGCAGGTCTTATCTTCGCTGCCGTCTTCATTAGCGATAAACCCGGTTCCCTTGCATACTGGGCACTCGGTTAAATACCTCCAAAATACCGGGTAACCATGTAGAAATTCAACTATATTCTTAATCGTTCCCGTCCGTAAATAATGATCGGCCAAAGAAATAACCGGCTCGAACGGGCTTTCGGCATAGGTTAAAGATGAATTTAACAAATCGGAATTAATGACCGCCGGGACTTTCTTAAACGGATTCTTGTAGGTTTGGTCTTCAATCAGTGTAAGGCTGTCGCCTGAACGGGCATACAGATAATCATAAGCCTCATCAACGACCCTGTAATAAGTTCTTTCATCCCCTTCTTTTTGGTAGCCGTTGAAAATGATATAGTCCAGTTCCCGCCCGTTCGCCTTGTAGCATAAAATAGTTTCAAGGCTTTTCACCGTTGGCCATGTCCCGGCCTTATTCCACTCCATAAAAACCACCCCGGCGGGATCTGTGTAGTACTTCTGTGCCTGAATAGTTCTCAACCATTGACTAATCGACTTACCTCCTCCCACGTTTGACAATACCGCTTTAAGCTGCTTTTCTTTCGCCTCCTGGGTAAGATTGTAGATTTTCCCGCCCCCTTTAGCTGTAAAGACTTTATCGACAGGCCGGGAAAGATGTAGAAATAAGTGCCGGTTCGAGGTTAACCACTTTTTGCGGAGGTTCTTCTGATCGTCTGATTCAATTTTGTCGATCTTTTCCAGGTATTCATCGGTTCCAATGCCGTTAATATGCACGTTTAACCGTTTGGATTCCTTAATTGCCTTTTGAACCCATACCGGGGGCTTTTGGATATGCTTTAAAACCTCTTCCTTTGTAATCATTTCGGTTGAAATAACATCCCAAAGGTAAGGACAAACTAAGAAAATAGTTACATGTGGTGCTTTTTGCTACAATTGCGCTTCGTTATCTATTGATATAGATATTATTATGACTATGCCGTGTAACATTTCCCTTATTAACTTCGCTGAAAACGATTAGAAAATGATTATAAGTCTGAGGTTGCCGGTGCGCTTTCCATCTGTAAACGGTCATCCGGCATACTCCGATAATCTTTGCAGCCTGATCCGCTGTCATAAACGGGTAACTTATGCCGTTCTTTGTGTCAATTACTGTCATCTTTCTGATTGGTGTTTACGGTGTGCCTCGTTCTGGACTTGCTGACAAAGGTTATATTTTGCCTCCCTTTCAGACCTGGCGTGATCCTGGTATAACCTACCGTCTACTTTCGCGCTGGCAAAGTACATCGGTTGCCCTTCGACTGTCTCAATGTTGATGCTGATTGCACTGTCTGGAATGTTCATATTAATAAACTTTTATAGATTGTTTTGTATGCTGATAAATCATATATCCGGCCGCCTCAACAATATGGTCAAAGCCTGAAGTCTTATCCGGTTCGCCTCCTTTGTAAGATTGCTTTTCGAGGGCTTCTGTATACGCCGGGCATTCATTCGTATTTACGTAATAACTTCTTTTGCCGTGGTTGTCCAAAAAAGCAAGGTTCATTTTATTCACCCTGTCCCGGACGAATGGATTTTGAGATAGTGACCGGACAATAAACCCGGATTCCCTCAATAGTTGAATGTCGGATTTGCCTGAAGTGCTGCGATTCTTTCCGCTTGCATCGGGATAGATGACAACCGAACGGTTTTTAAACCGCTCCTTTATCGCTCTTATCATTTCGGCTGTGTCGTAAATCTTTGTCAGTTCAGCAACTGCGATAGGGTAGCGATCAACCACGTGAACGACTGCCGACATATTCGTAATATTGAAGTCCATCCCAATATGAAGAACGTCACCGCCTTTTACGGTGCGGTCGCTGTGATTTAACCGGCGGTCAAAGTTCCGGTAAACGGTGCCGCTTGTCAAGTTGACAAATTCACCATCAATATAAGCCTTCAACTGTTCGTGATCGTACTGCTCCATTAAGCCTGCAATATATCCGGTGCCTAAATTCGCCTCATTATCCCTTGTCGACAATTTATAAAGCACCTTGTTTTCGTTCGCATTTTTAACGAAAAATTGGTACATAAAAGCGAAGCCCTCCGGGGTTGAAACTAAATCAATACAGTTGACAGTTGACTTCTTGTAACTATTGCGGCCTGATATTCTTTTCACCGCATCCGTCCGGCGGTTCGCGTGCAATACATCTATCTCATCTATCATTGAGTACCCAACGGAATAGCTTACTATCCTATCCGGGTTATCCATTGACCGCATCCATATTTCGCCATATGGTGTTATTATCTTGTCATCGGTCTTATGGTGCTTGATCTTGATTTCAATGTCTTCGAATAGTTGTTCAAATTTTGGTACCAACATATCACTGATAAGGCCGTAGGTAGGAAGGTAATAAGCCAAAGGAACGCCGGGATTAATCAGCAGCTTTGTAATGCACTTCACGCAAGCGGCAAGGGATTTCCCGGACTGGTAACCGCCTACTATACCGGAATAAGCAGCCTGCGATCTTATAAATGCCTTTTGGTTATCATGCAGGCGAGATAAATTGAGTTTCTTCCGGTCGTCTATGTAGATCAGGCGGTCAGTCATTGAAGGTTATGCCGGTTAATTTTGCCGTTACATTTTGATCTATGACCTGAGTATCTAACCAACCCATGTTTTTAAGGGCGAAAATTGCCCCTACATTGTTACCAGCCTGCAAATGTTCTTCATATTCTTTTTCAATAAAAAGCCTTGCACGCTTTATTGTGTAAGAAAACCCATCCCGCTTTTCATAATCATAAAATGATTGCCTGCTTTCAAATCCAAGATAATAACAAAGTCCTGTAATTGTGGGGACTGGAATTTCAATTACTTGTTTATTTTCACCTTTACCAACTTCTACTTTCCTTTTTGTAACGCCTTCTTTGAAATAGTTGTCTATTGCAGCCTGTAAATCTTCAGCGGTTTCGTATATTGGAGGGCGACCGCCTAAATTAACAGGCTTACTGTCTTCTGGCTTATGTTTACTTTTTGCCATACTAC